GTCCTCCCGGCCACACTGGAAAGGTTAGTGCCCTGCTGGGCGACGGTGGACGTGAGCCCTTCAACAGCGCTCGAAAGAGCACTGGCAGCAACAGCTGCGACCCGGCCGTTGTCTTTCCAGCCAGACATGGACGCGCCCAACTCAAGCTGTGCGCGATCAAACTCAACCCAGCCGGCTGTAACGTTGCTGCCATCGTCAGAACGAACGCGCAACAAGATGTCCGTAGTGACGGTATCGGCGGGCGCCGCCTGCGAGGTGTACGAGGCGCGTTTCCACGTGCCACCCAGCAGAACGCTCACCGGGCCATGGGTACCGATCGTGGCAGAGGCAGCGTTCTTGAACTGGAAGAACATCTGCAAGGCCAGACCGGGTGTACCCCGGGCGTGCGTAGATACAGTGGAAATTTGGCCCGGACTGAGTTTTGGCTGAGTGGCACTGCGCAACGCAAAGTCAATGTATGCAGAACCTGACCCAGCCACCAGGCCTGATACATCGAGCCTTTGGGCTTTGGCGCCGGGCTCCAGCGTCGAATCAACCAAGCTCAATACAGCGGATGCCGGCCCCCTCGCCACCCAGCCATCTGCGATATTGGCGTCTGTTGCCAGCGGCCTCTCAAATGATGGGTTGTACAGTAGGTTCTCGCCCCCGACATCACCAATGCTGTTTTTGAGCTGGGTCAGCTGGGTTGAGGCACTGGTGAGTCCAGATTCAGCAACAGCAACTCTGGCCGTCAACGCCGAAGTAGCAGAAGCATTGGTAGCGATATCCGCTGCGGCGACAAGCCCATTGTCCCGCCAGCCGGTGACGCGATCTCCATTCTCAAATTGAGCGCGATCCCACTCTACGAACCCTGCCGAAACTGCGCTTCCCGACGCCGCGCGAACACGATACAGGATATCCACCGACACTGCCCCCACAGGTGCAGTCGCAGGGCTGACAGCCACCCTCTGCCAAGCATCTGCCAACATAAGCCCCGTTGGCCCCGTCGTCGCAAGGGTATTTCCCGATGCCCCTTTGAACTGGACAAATACCTGGGCCTGTAGACCTTGCGTGCCCCGCACATAGATCGAGGCGGCATAGATTTGGCCTGCGGAAACAGGCGGCTGATCACCGATAGAGGGTGCCAAGTCAACGAACGACGAGCCCGAGCCCGGAACGAGCCCGGTCACATCAAAGCGCTGCGCCTTGCCGCTTGGCTCTAACGTGGATACGACCAGAGAACCGCTGTAACTGCTATTGGCGTAGCCGACGCGCCAACGTTCTGCCACTGCCCCCGTGCCGCGATCAAAGGACGGATTGAAGAGCATGTTGTCGCTGCCCACAGTAGACAGTGAGGCATCAATGCCGGTAATCGCCTGGCCATTGGCAGTGATTGCCGAACCTTGCTGGTTTACAGCGTTGCTCAAGGATTGAACTGTCGATGCATCAGCTTTCAAAGCGACCTGATTAAGCGCGGACTGTGCAGCCGCCGCCGCGTCAGTAGCCGCCTTGTCCGTGACGGCAACCCAAGAGCTGCCGTTCCACCGCTTGGGCGTGTTGGCATTGCTCGTAGTGTCAATCCAGAGGTTCTGCGCCAATCGATCATCGACAGCCGGCGCTGCCGCCTGAATGATCACCTTGCCCTTCCCACCCGCCAGCGTATTTGCTGCCGCAGCCGCTTGCTGAGCGGTAGCTACGTTCTGGTTGGTGGTTGTTAAGCTGGTTTGCAATCCAGTGATCTGCTGGGCCTGTGACGACAGCCCCTGCTCGTTTTGAGCGACCCTGCCTGTCAATGCACTGGTTGCTGAAGCATTGGCTGCGATATCCAAGCGTTGCAGGGATCCATTGTCGCGCCAGCCTGAAGCCACCGTACCAGTTTCGCATTGAGCGCGATCCCACTCGACATATCCCGCCGTCACTGAGCTACCCGCTGGCGACCTGAGCCGAAGCAACACTTCGGTTGCCACCGATCCAGCAGGCGCAGCCTTGGAGGTGAGGGTCGCCCGTTGCTGCACGCCACTCAAGACCAGTTCAGATGGTCCGTGAGTGGCAAGCGTGACCCCGGCGCTGTCCTTGAATTGGAAGAAAATCTGAACGGACAAGCCCGCAGTGCCTTTCACATCGGCAGACACAGTCAAGACCTGGCCAGCGCTGACCTTGGGTTGGTAGGACGTACTTCGGCACGCCAGATCTATGAAAGTTGATCCGCTTCCGGCGATGAAGCCAGATGCATCAATCCTTTGGGCTTTTCCGCCAGGTGCGATTGTGGAATCCACCAACGACCAGGTGGCCGTAGCGGAAACGCCGATGCGCCAACCCTCTGCAAGATTTGGATCTGCTGCTGATGGTCTCTCAAATGAAGGGTTGTAGAAAAGGTTCTCGCCACCCAGATCCCCCAACGATGTGCTGATAGATGTTAGCGCTTGGCCGTTGGCCGCGATGTCCGTCCCATTTTGATCGACCCTGTTGTTCAAGCTTTGGACAGTTGACGCATCGGCCTTTTTGCTCACGCTGTCGGTCAGCGAAGTTAATGCCTGGCTCTGCGATGCCAGCTGCTGGTCCTGGGCGGCATCCTTCTGCTCGGTCGCTGTAACGCGGCTGGTCACCTGCTGCAGCGCCTGCGAGCTGGCCTTGCCGTCGATGCTGGTCTGCATGCCGTCCATGCGGGTGGCTTGCGACGTGAGCTTGCCCTCGGCATCGCTGACCCGGGTGGTCAGGCTGCTGACTACCGTGGCGTCGGCCTTAGTCTGGGCCAAGGCCAATGCGCCGGCGGCAGCTGCGGCAGCATCGGTTGCTACCTTATCCGTCACAGCGACCCATGCCGAGCCACTCCACCTCTTCGGCGTGTTGGCATTGCTGGTGGTGTCGATCCAAAGGTTCTGAGCCAGACGGTCGGCGACGGCAGGCGCGGCCGACTGAACAATGACCTTGCCCTTCCCGCCCGCCAGCGTGGCCGCATCCTGCGCAGCCTGCTGGGCAGCCGACACGTTGCCGTTGGTGGTGGTAAGGCTCGACTGCAGGCCCGAGATCTGCTGGGCCTGGGCTGAGGTGGCGCCCTCCAGGGTTTCGACTTTGGTTTCCATGGTCTGGACGCGCGCGGCCATGCCGTTGGCAGTCACCACCGCCTGGCCAACATCGGTCCAGTAGATGGCGTTCGGCGGTGGCGTGTTCAGCGGTACCGCTTTCAGGGCCTGGTACAACTTGCCATCACTGCCCAGGGCGCTTTGCCCGACGCTGTAGGCCTTGTCTTTCCGGTACGGCAACGAGCCGGCCAAGGCCGAGACGTTGGCGATCTGCTGCTGCAGGTCGGCCTTGGCAGCCGACACATCAGCGCTCACAGCGGTGATCTGCTGCTGCAAGTTGCCTTTGGTGGTGTTGAGGGCGTTGTTCACCTCACTGATTTGCTGGGCCAGTTCGGTCTTGGCCGTCCCTATCCGATCGTTCACCGACCCAGGGCCATTCTTGTCTATCAGGTCGATGCGGCTGGTGAGCTCCTGGCCCAGTTCACTCTCGGTGATCTGATCCTTGATCTGCTCGAGGATCGCGCCAGCATCAGCGCTCGCCATTCCGGCAACCACTGCCGGGGCCTCCGGGAAGAACGGGCCGAGGTTGCCGGTGCGATCAACCAGGCGCGCCCAGAAGAAGAAACGCTGCCCGGCGCGCAGGCCCTGCATGACGTGCTCGTTCTGCGGATAGGCCAGGTCGGCCAGCTTGGTGGCCAAGCCCAGATCGGTGCCCTCGCTGTACCACAGCTCGGTGCGCTGGGTGTCCTCGGCGCCCGCTGGAAAGCCCCACTTGATGCCGATGCCAAACAGCAGACTTTCGGTATCCAGGAACGTAACGGCCGGCGGCAGGCCTTCCTTGCCATTCAGCTGAGTCAGATTCGAGCTTTTCCAGATCGACGTGATGTCGAAGCTACTGACCGCCCGTACCCGAGCCAGGTAAGCGCCGGCGTAGATTCCTACCACATCAACCGAAGCAGCGCCGGTGCGTTGCAGACGAATCCAGTTGCCGTTGTCCTTGCGCCATTCAACATCGTAAGCAACGGCACCCTCCACTGCCGGCCAAGCGATGGTCATGGTGCTGACCGCGATGCCTTGATCAATCATGTGGGTAGACGAAAGCGTCACGCTCACCGGCGGCTGCACGGTGGTCACCGGGATGACGCTGATCGGGCGCTCGTCCAGCTTGGCACCGGTATCGATCGCTGCAAACTTACTCGGATTGAACTCGAGCGCGGTGATCTCGTACTCGCCCTCCTGGGTGCGCGTCGTTTTCAGCACGCGGAACAACTGCACCGCCAGGTCGTCGTAGTCGATTGCCCACTGCAGCTCAGGTTCAGGCTGGACGCCGTAATCGGTGGTCACCGTGACCGCGCGCCCAGCGACCGATTGCACGGTGCGCGCCTGAGCAGTCCCATTCGGCAGGTTCAAGATCAGGCGATCACCGGCCTTGATCGGCGTGTCACGGTCCAAGGTCACAACGCGGCCGGCAGCCGCCGAAATCCGGCCACCGTTTGGACGGCCCGCCACCAGCTCATCAGCCACCGGGATCACGTAGCCCGGCAGCGGGATACGGCCTTCCATGCCGGTCTTGAAGGTGACAGTACGGTCCTGGCTGTTGCTCAGCAGCGCCCACTTGCCGCGGCGCTGAGCCTCGGAAGCACGGGTGCAACCGATGGCAGAGATCTCCACCGGGCGATCCCGGTACCGGCGCTGGAGCGTGTTGTCTGTCACCGGAATGACGTCGGTGTCGTAGTTGTTGGCCGGATTGTCGTAGCTGACCAGGGCTCGACTGTAGTGCGTGTTGCGCTCCGCGCCGCCATAGACGAAGTCGCCGTCGATGACGTTGGCCCGGGTGAACACGTAATCGATGTCCTGGGCGCGCGGCATGTCCGCCTGCATGAACAGCGAGCCATGGGCCCAGTACACCATGCCCCGGTAGATGGCCGCCAAGTCACGCAGCAGCGTCCAGGCTTCGGCCCTGCCCTGCAGGTTCATGTCGCACAGGTAGCGCGGCTCCTGCCCGCCGACACCATCCGGCACCAGCTGGTCGCAGTACTGGGCGATGCGGTACATCTCCCACTTGTCGACCATCCACGACTTGATGCGCTTGCCCAGGCCGAAACGATCCTCGACGCACAGGCCGTAGGTCACGAACGCCGGGTTGTTGGTCCAGGCCTGCTTGAAAGTGCCATCCCACACGCCGCTGTACGTGCGGTCCACCGGATCGTAGTTGCTGGGCACTGGCCAGCGCTTGGCCTTGCATTTCACGGTGACGGCCGGAATGTTCTGGAACTGCTGAGCGTCGAACTCGATGTACAGCAACGCGGTGTTCGGGTAGCGCAATTTCTCGTCGATGATCTCGGTGTAACCAGCGATGGTCATCGTATCCGCGACGGTGCCACTGTTGGCGTTTGGGGTGATTCGCCGCACGCGCAACATCCAGCCAGAGGTCGCCGGCGGCAGGTTGACGCGCACCGAGCGCTGGTAGCCGTTGGTTGTTTTGCCGTCCACAGCCCCCCGGTTTGCTTCGACGTATGCGCCCCCATCAGTGGCTACGTCAATGGCGTACTCAATGCGGTAACCGTTGGTGTTGCCGCTGCTATCTTGCTGCACAAGGCGCGGCCAAGACATGCGCACCCGTACCGCAGAAAGCTGGGTGTTGCTCAGCGCGCGGGTGAACGGGTTGTCGCTGCGCAGTTCGACGTTGACGGTGGTCTCGTTCTCGATCGAAGGGATACCCTGGATGTAATCCTGCTCGACGGAGCCAGAGCGCCACTCCCACTTCACACCGGGAAAGTTCACGTTGCCGCTGGCATCCATGATCGGCGTATTGTCGAGGTAGATGTCTCGGTCGGTAGGCGTACCGTCAAACTCGCCCTCGCCCACGGCCAGCAGGATCTTGGCGATGTTCGTGGACTGCAGGCTGTCTGGTGCCTCAACAGGAGTCTTCGGCTTGCTCTCGCCGCCCTTGTGGCCAGTGATTACCAGGTGATCTGTCGGGCCCATACTTTCCTCCGGGCAATAAAAAACCGCCCGGAGGCGGCCTGTAAGCTGAATCGGCCCTAGGCCTTGTCTTGCGCCTCGATAGAGGCCGAAATGATCGCCCCGCCCCATCGGCGCTCGCCGATGCAGATTGGGACGGGGTTTCCGCTGGCGGTAGTGTTCTTGGCGCTACCAAAGGCGTAACTCGGAAGGTTCTCGGGCGAACCACTCATGTTGAGACCTTGGGCTTGGGGACTCAGCATCTGGATGACCCCGCCCACCGCCATTGAGCCGCCGCCCATGCCAACCGCAAGAGCGGTAGCTGCAGACCAGCCGAGCGGGTTCCACCAAGCCAGGGCAACAATTGCAACGCCGATGATTGTCTGGAGAAGACCTGCCCGCTTGCTGCCAGCGATTACGGGAGCGATCCGTATGTCTCCTGTGCCACCAAAGCCGAGCTCCTTTTCTTCCAAATTTCTTTCCCCCCGGAAGATGGCAAACTCAAGGCCTTCCGCCTTAGCATTCGCAATGAACCTCTCGAAGCCTGGAACCTGGATGCAGAGTGCCTTGATCGCTTCCGCCGGTGAGCGCACGGAGAGCCTGAACGACCGCCCGAATTGGCGGAGCTTCCCGTAAAGCAGCACAGTAGTCATTGGTTGATACTCGATCGCCTGTGCGGTCATTACTTTCCTCCAGAAACAAAAAAGCCACCCGGAGGTGGCTGAAAAAAAAATGAAGCCACTAACGAGCACAGGCGCTTACAGCGTCGGTAACTCGCTCAAGCGGCGACTGCCAGGTTCGATAGAAATGGTACCGGACTACGGAGCCCCCATTGCTTGGCTCAACATCAACCAGATGCAGAGGAGCCTGCGCGTCAGGGGCTAGCACCGAATAACGATCTCCAGAAGATTGCAGAATTCCGCCGACACTGGCTCCGAGAACCGTGGTGCTCTGCCAACTATCGCGGATACACTCCGCGACTTGTCGGGCTGGCTTCTTTGAGTCCAATGTCAAAAGCGGCGGATTACTCCGGGTGTCTGCAACACTTGCGCACCCAGAAAGTAACACTGCCGCCAAGGCACTGATCAGAATTCTCATGTAATTCCCTCCCTTGAAAGCCGGGAATGTACCATCACTTGGCATCGCGGTGGCGCAACACCAGGCGCGTCCGATCGAGCCATGGCCCGCCAAACACGGCGATTTCTGATGGCCGCCCCAGTAGGTGGTGCAGTATGAATGGGCCAGGCCCGAAGACTTGGCCATCCTCGCCAGGCAACTGCGCGTCGGCGCCCAGGTAGATACCGGCGTGGTTCGGGTGAGCTGTGCGCCCCACTGCCATGACGATCATGTCGCCGCGCTGGGGCTGGCTGACCTGGTAGAAGCCGGCAGCCTCATAGGCCTGCTCATAGAGACTCGGGCCGTCGGCCTGCTCCCACCATCCCTCCTCCCGGCTATAGGCCGGGAAGTCGAGGCCCCATTCCCGCTGGTACCAGTCCGCGCAGACCTGCCAGCAGTCCCAAGCGCCATGCACGAACGGTCGGCCAAGCAGCGGCGTGTAGCCGGTCGGCGTGATGGAGCGCAGGTCGCCTTCCGGCCACGACAGAATGTGCCACGGCAGCCCAGTGGCCTCGCACATGGCTAGGTCACGAGGGGACGGCCTGCTGGTGGCATCTGGATGCGAGTGCACGATGCCGACCACCTCGCCTTGGTCTTCAGCTGCCGAGTACTGCTCTGGCGAAATGCGGAACTCTTCGCCAGGATCGGCGGCTGTGTTCTCGCACGGCACGTAGCGGTGCGAGCGACCAACGGTGACGATCAGCCCGCAACACTCCCTTGGGTATTCCGCCGCAGCGTGCGCTTGCACGGCTGCCAGGATGTGTTTACGCATGGTCAGCTCCGAGCGATGAGGGAAACAGCCGGGAAGCCGCCAAAGGGCAGCTGGTTGCCTTGGCCGAAGCGAACGGTACAGCCTGAGTCGAGGCAGCCGTTGCAATGGTCCTTGGCCGGGTCATCCGTGGGGTTGCCATCCAGGTCGTAGTAAGGGCCGGTATATCCGCAGTTCGGACCACGGTATCCGGCAGTCATTGCCCAGTGGCATAGCTGGGTCATCTGCCGGCCAATCGTCTCACCGCCAACGTCACCGGGACTGGCCAACTCCCACGCGACCATAGTGCCGTTCTCTGACACTTTCTGGTCGATATACCAGACCTCGATCGCCTCTTCGGCTGGGTCAGCTTCAGCGTTGCCGCCGGGGAAGTTGGCAGCGTCCAGGTACCGAGCCATGGTGTGACGCATGGTCAGCTTGAACTCGAGCAGGTTGTCGAAGGCCAGGCACAGGGCGGTAATCCGCCCGTTGACGTTGCCAACCGTCAGCGTGGGTCGCACCGCCGTTCCATCCGAGTTCGCCTCGATGCCGTCAATCTGCATCGGCCAGGCGCCGTACTCGTTGCCCTGCCACCAGATCGACTTGGCCGGCAGCTGGTCCGCATTCGCGCCAGCGGCTGCGAGCTCCTCGGGAGTGTGCGGTATGGCGTGCCCATGGAATCGCAGCGTGTCCGCTCCGAAATCGGAGCCGTCCAGCTCGAACAACAGTATTTCTGCGCCGGGTTCCAGCTTCTGCAGCTGAGTGATCAAGCTCATGGGTGATAGGCCCTTTCGAAGGTGGTTGTCAGGCTTGTGATACCGCCAGGCTTGCGCTGCTGACGGAACTTCTCGCAGCGGTACATGCCCAGATCCCCCTCGGCATTGGTCCATAGGAATGCCTTGGCTCCCTTATGCCGACGAATGAAGGCGAGGATTGGGGCGATTTCCTCGCCCAGCCCGCCAAAGGTCAGATCCCAGCTGTCGATTTCGGCATTGAGCCCGTCGCTAGAGACCTGGGCATAGTTGTCGCCGAACTGGGACTTCCTTGTCCTGAGCGTGCTGTCGCCACTGGCTTCCTCATCGGGAGCCCAGGTGAATGTCTCAATCGCCATCAGCGCCTCCCGTTGCTGTTGCGGTAGCTAACGCCGCCGGCACGCCATGAAGCGGCAATCGCGCGATCAGCGACGCCCTGCATCTGCCGCTCCATGTTTTGCTGAAAAGCAGCGGTATCTAACTCCATCCCTTCAGAGCTTCGATCCTCCAGCGCTATTGCAACCGGTACAGAGACCTGCACAATTGTCGAACCTCCACCACTGCCCCCCACCATCTGCACGCCCAACGAGCCGTCAGCGCCGCGGGCAAGCGGCATGATCGCTTCGGGACCCGCCTCGCCCGCCACGCCAACGCCCCCTCCAGCAAGGCCGAAAGGGGTCGGCGCGTTGAGGATGCTGTTTGTGAAGGCCTCTCCTTTGGCGAAGAACTGCACACCGCCATCCCAGGCGCCACCCTTGGCCTGCCGGATGCCGGCCCAGCTGCTGAGATAGTCAGCACCATAGCCCGCTTGAGAGGCGCCCAGGTTCGAAGACACAGCACCGGCTGAGCCAGCAGTCATGCCGTTGCCACCACCTCCGCCAAAAAGACTGCCGGCGGCAGATATGCCCATGCCGACCAAGCCACTCAATAGTGAACTGGCGGCCTGCTGGCTGGCGATCCTGGCCATGTCGTTGATGACACTCGACGCGAAGTCCTTGAAGTTGGCCTTGCCAGTGATGGCGAATTCGGCCAGGGCATCGCGGGCCGTTTTGAAACCGGTGGTGAGCATGTCATCGGTAGCGCCGGCCACGTTCGCCGCGTCCGCCTGAATGTTCGCCCAGGCTCGCTTGGCGCCGTTGCGGTAGTCTCGCTGGGCCAGCAAGCGAGCGTCGAAACCGTCGACTTCCATCTGCAGCTCGCGCGCCTGGTAGTCAGCCAAGTCCGCCA